GCAGACAGAAGTTGCGGTAAGTGAGCTGGGCCGGAATGTCCGGAAGGCGTTTCTCGGGAGTGGAGAAAAGCTGAGGAATCTGAGGATAACGGAGCTTACCGATGATCAGCGACGTGCAAACCTTGACGCTGTAGCAAAGTTTTCCGCGCTCCAGGGCATGACCCGAAAGGCTCTTGGTCAATAGCAGAGTAATGTCCTTTCTATGAGAGGGCATTGCGGTGCGAACGTATCATGTGGCGTGGCGAGACAAGGTTGGGCGAGGCCTTGTTAGGTCGGGCATGTCGAGGTGAGGGCTGACAACAGCGTAATGCCGATTGGAATCAGTCGGCATTGCGGTGGCAGAAGCCGCTGGCAGGTTCTGGTCCGGCAAGTCGCGGCTAGGTCCGGCGGGGTGTGGTTTGATTTGGTATGGGCTGATAACAGCGTAATGTCTCTTCTTGGAGGAGGCATTGCAGTGTTAGAAGTTTTCGATTGATATAGCCCGCATTGCGGGCTTTCGTGTCGCTCTCTGCTTGGTGATAAAGTCTCGCCATATCTCAATGAGGGAACAGCATGAAATTGTTCGTAGGGGCATTGGCGCTGGTATCGATGGCAGGTTGCGCAAGTGTAGGTGACACCCGTAGCAACCCCCCGCTCTTATCGCTGCAATCAAGTAAGCCAGCGAAAGTTGTCGCGGAATGCATACGCGACGGCTGGCAGGGGACTACCGTGCTGGGCGCTGGCATCGGCGGGATTCTGCAAACATCTGGTGACCGCTATACGATCTTGGCGCCGGACGCTCAGGCCCCACTGCACTTGGTGGATGTGATCCCGAAAAAAGGAGGATCAAGCGTCCGCTATCACTTCTACAGAACCTGGCAGTCTCCGCTTGAGAGAGCCGTCGATGTAGTGAGGTCCTGCGCCAAATAGGCAAGGAAAAAAATAAGCCACCTCCGGGTGGTTTTTTATTATCTGGAGAAAAGCTATGGCTGCACTTGCTATCTACTACTCGCCGATGGAAACGATCCGGCTCGGGGGAATGCTGCGGCAGTTCGGAAAGCAGTACAGGCTTTCTATTCGTACCCCGGCAGAAGCGATAAAGGCGCTTTGTGTGCAAATCCCAGGCTTTGAAAGGTTCCTGTCTAACGCCAAGTCGAGGGGTATGGAGTTCGCTGTTTTCCGAGGGAAGAAAAACATCGGCGAGGATGAACTCTGCTTTCAGGGCAAAGGAGAAATCAGGATCGTCCCCGTCATTACCGGCTCGAAACGTGCGGGCTTGCTACAAACCATTGTTGGGGTGGTAATCGTTGCGTTGGCGTGGTGGAACCCACTTGGCTGGTCGGCCGCTACGGCGCTTGCGGTAGGAATGGGCGGCGGCTCAATGGCTATTGGTGGCGCTATTCAGATGCTCAGTCCTCAAGCTGGTGGCCTGAAGATGAGTGCGGCCCCGGAAAACCAACCGTCTTACGCATTTGGATCGGCGAGAAATACCACCGCCTCCGGCAATCCCGTACCGCTTTGCGCTGGTAGGCGGCGATGGGGTGGCGCAATCATCAGTGCCGCCATTTATTCCGAAGATAAAGCCTAGAAATAGGATTTAGCACCGCACCGCCCAAAAGGCGGTTTTTTATTGCCTGGAGAAAAGCATGGGCGAAGCACGCAAGTTTGATATACACGGCGCCAAGGGCGGGGAAGACAAGCCAAAGACGCCGACCGAGGCGCCGGACAGCCTGCGCTCTGTCGCAATTGCCAAGATGCTGATCGCCGTGGGCGAGGGTGAGTTTGAAGGCACACCAACTGCTCGCGATATTTGCCTCGACAACACCCCACTGCAAGATCCTCAGGGCAAGATGAACTTCCCGAACGTGAAGTGGGAGTGGCGTACCGGGGCCGTGGATCAAACCTCGATTGGCGGAATTCCTTCAGTCGAAAACGAGACGACGATCAGCACAGAATTGCGCAGCGGAACGCCCTGGGTGCGCGCCATAACCAACACTCAGCTTTCTGCTGTTCGTGTGCGGCTTGCGTGGCCAGCCCTTCAATCCGTTGACTCTGGCGGCAACATTAATGGCTACCGCATCGAGTACAAGGTTGAATTGGCTACCGACGGCGGCGCCTACCAGCAAGTTCTGAGCGAGGCTGTCGACGGCAAGACCACCAGCACCCACGAGCGCACACGTCGCATTGACTTACCCAGAGCGACAACTGGTTGGCTAATGCGCATCACCCGCCTGACGATCAACCAAAACAACAACAAAATCTCCGACACCATGCAGATCGCCGGGTTTACCGAGGTGATTGACGCAAAGATTCGTTACCCGAATACGGCCCTGCTCTACATCGAGTTCTCGGCCGAGCAGTTCCGCAATATCCCGGCTGTCACCGTCGAATGTGATGGTCGAAAGTGGCAGGTGCCAAGCAACTACGATCCGCGCTCCCGCAGCTACACCGGAATTTGGGATGGTACGTTCAAGGAGGCGTGGACGGATAATCCCGTCTGGCACACCTACGGCATCACCACAAGCGATCGATTCGGCCTTGGTCGGCGTATTAAGCCGTGGATGGTCGATATTTGGGAGTTGTATCGGGTTTCCCAGTACTGCGACCAACTGGTACCGGACGGGAAGGGCGGCATGGAGCCGCGCTTCATCTGCAACCTGAACCTGCAAAGCAAGGCCGACGCTTGGTCTCTGCTGCGCGACATCTCGACGATTTACCGGGGCATGACCTACTGGGCTCAGGGCCAGGTCTTCACCCTGGCGGACATGCCACGGGCAACTGACTTCGACTTCGCCTATACCCTGGCGAACGTCATCGACGGCAAGTTCACCTATTCCAGCGCGTCGGAGCGCACCCGGTACACCCGGGCGCTGATCAGCTACGACAACCCGCTGAACAACTACGACACCGACGTCACTGCTGTGACCGATGCAAAGCTGCAACGCCGCTATGGCGACAATCCGCTGGAGATCAGCGCGATCGGCTGCACTCGCGAATCCGAGGCACAGCGTCGAGGCAAGTGGGCGTTGCTCACCAACTCCAAAGACCGTGCCGTCACTTTCAAGGTCGGCCTCGATGGGCGCATCCCGCTCCCGGGCTACGTGATTCCGATCGCCGACGAACTCCTCGCCGGCCGTCCGGTGGGAGGGCGCATCTCTGCGGTTAACGGCAAGGTCATCACCCTGGACCGCGACACCCAGGCCAAGCCCGGCGACCGGCTTATCCTCAACCTGCCCGACGGCAAGTGCGAGGGCCGCACCGTGCAACTGGTCAGTGGCCGGCAAGTCACGGTGACCGTGGCTTACTCCGTGCCGCCTGAGCGCGAATTGGTGTGGGCGCTGGACGCTGACGACCTGGCCATCCCGCTTTATCGCGTGGTCAGCGTGGCGCGGCCGGAGCCTGGCGTGTTTGAAATCTCGGCGGTGCAGTACGACCCGAGCAAGTTCGATCACATCGACACCGGCGCGCGGCTGGAAGAGCGGCCTATCAGCGTTGTGCCGATCACCGTTGTTCCTGCTCCGGCGAGCGTCGACATCACGTCGAACTACTCCGTGGATCAGGGCCTGGCTATCAGCACCATGAACATCTCATGGCCTGCCGTGGCTGGCGCTGTCGCCTATGACGTGGAGTGGCGCAATGACAGCGGCAACTGGATCAAGCTGCAGCGCACGGGCGCGACAAGCGTTGACGTCACCGGCATTTACTCGGGCGCCTACGTGGCCCGCGTTCGGTCGGTGAGCGCCTTCGAGATATCTTCCATCTGGAAGAGTTCCAACCTGACGAACTTGGAAGGGAAGGTCGGCTTGCCGCCGGCGGTGGCGTTTCTGTCCACCAGCAGCGAACTGTTCGGGATCAGCATCAAGTGGGGCTTCCCTGCTGGTGCCGAGGACACCCAGCGCACCGAGCTGTGGTATGGCCCCGCGAACGACCTGGGCGCAGCGACCAAGCTGGCCGACCTGGCGTATCCGCAGGCGGACTATCGCGTGCAGCAGCTGTTGGCTGGCGCAACCCTGTTCTTCTGGGCGCGCCTGGTGGACCGGACCGGCAACGTCGGGCCGTTCAATCCAGTTGGAAACGGTGTAGTGGGGATGGCGAGCGCAGACGCAGATCCCGTGCTGGACTTGATCGCCGGCCAGGTTGGGCGAACGGAGCTCGGCAAGGACATCCTGGACGAGATCGACAAGATCCCAGGGCTGCAAGACCAGATCGATGCCTTGGACGGGCTGAAGGGTTACGACGAGGATGAGACATACCTGAAAGGCCAGATGTTCGTCGAAGGAGGGAGGATCTATCAGGCTGACCAGGCTGTTCCCATCAACACCCCGCCGCCGAACACTACCTATTGGACCGATGTGGGACAGTCCGTTGAAACGGCCAACGGCCTGGCCCAGCAGGTATCTACCAACACCGCCGATATCACCGAGCTGGACGGCGTTGTCACGGCCCAGGCGTCAAGCCTTCAGGCGTTGCGTTCTGCATACCGGGATGACACAGGGGAGGGTGACCTGGCGGATGCACGCCAGGGTTACAACGCTTCAGCCAGTTTTGCCCAGGAGGTAAAGACCCAAGCCTCGAAGAATTCGGCAATGGTGCAGCGCACGACAGAGCTGACTGCCGAGGTGGGCATTGTCAGTGGATCTGTGACTGCGCTGGAAAGTGTTGTTGCCACCGACCGCCAGGTGACCGCGCAGGCCATCCAGCAGATCGGTGTGAAGGTCGGCGAGAACTCGGCCAACATTCAGACCGTGAGTCAGGCCCGGGCCGGGACCGACGGCAAGTTGGCGACGATGTGGTCTGTGAAGATGCAGCTCAACCAAAACGGCCAATACGTCGCAGCAGGCATCGGGCTTGGCATCGAAAACGTTGATGGTCAGTTGCAGAGCCAGTTTCTGGTGAGCGCTGACAGGTTCGCCGTGGTGAACAACATCAATGGGGTGCTTTCTTCGCCATTCACGGTGCTGAACGGCCAGGTTTTCATGCGTTCAGCCTTCATCCAGGACGGCACCATTACGAACGCCAAGATCGGCGAATACATCAGCTCTACCAACTACATCGCGGGTCAGCAGGGGTGGATTCTCAATAAGGACGGCACCTTTGAGATTAACGGTGTAGTGCCTGGTCAGGGCAGGTCGATCATGACCAATAGGTCTCTTCGTTTTTGGGACGTGAACAACGTAAAGCGAGTTCAGATTGGAGATCTAACCGAATGAGTCATGGCATGCGTATATGGGGGGCTACAGGCAACCTGCAAATCGATGAGAACTCATTCACTGTTAGGGTCGTCTATTCGGCAGTTGTGTCATCAGCCAGCGGTGGTAGAAGTCTCTCTATCACAATCGCTGGCGTTACTCCTGAAACACATTCAGCCGTTTGCATTCCTATTGGCGCATACCCTCAAGACCAAAACGCCCAAGACTATCGCGCAGTGCAATATGAGCCTCAGGTAGTTTCGGGTGGGGTGGTCGTTTGGTTTGGAAATAGAACTCAATCAAGCGGTGTTATTGGCTTGTCCCCTCAGCGCCTGCTTGTTATGAGGTATAGGTAATGTCTTATGGGTTCCAGTTTACCAATGCAAGCAATGTGGTGACGCTTGATTCTGAGTTCTCAAGGCTGGTCGTTCTTCAGACTGGTAGATACTCAAGAGGTGCCGCGTTTTCTCCAGCGATCGCAACCCAAGAGCCGCCGCTTGTATTTGTTCGGCCTGATGCGTCTTCAACTTTTCAGTACGCAACGATAAGCGGTACGCCAGGCAACTGGACCGGGTTCTCGTTCATAAGTGGTGGCGCTGGTAGCTACTTTTGTGCGGCCTTCAAGTCACTGCCCACAGCAACTTACGGGCTAAGGTTGTGGAGTGGGGCAGGGGATTTGCTTTTCGATAACAATACACCTTGCGCTCAGTTTACAAGAACCATATCTAGCTGGACTTACTTGGGGGCATCAAATACCGGCCAAGGGCTAATCCGTTGTAACTATACGGCGGTATCGCCCTTGGATACTGGTGACTACATGCTGATTAATAACATTGGCATGGATGTTGCCGGTTCGTCGAGGTCATCAAAGCTATATTGCACTTGGGAGTATAATAACAACCGCATACTCATGTTTGCTATTGGTGTTACCCCTAGTACTAATTTCTTTGTGCCTGTTGTCTTTGCTAAGCCTATATCTTGACTATTAATTTGGTCGATTTCCAAAACTGATTTATCAAACTTTTATCGTCTGGAGAAAAATATGGTATGGCAAAGGGCCGGGACAGTTTCTGTCCAAAACGGCAGCACAACCGTAACAGGTGTCAATGTTGATTTCGCCGCAACTTCCAGGGTGGGTGATTCCTTTATTGGGCCGGACGGCTGGAATTATGAGGTCTCCAACGTCGCAAGCGCTACGGTGATTTCAATTCTGCCGGCTTATAAGGGAGCCACTGTAAGTGGAGCGGCTTACGCCATCATGCCCGTGCAGGGATACCTCAAAGATTCCGCAGATCAATTGCGCGCCGCAACGAAAGCCCTCGGTGATATGCCGGTTAGCAAGCAGGATAAGAGCGAAAACCTGACTGCATTTTCAGGGCTTGCCGGCGCTGCTGACAGTCTTCCATATTTCACTGGGGAGGGAGCCCTTTCAGTTGCCGTGATCTCAGCTAAGTCTCGGGCACTCCTGGGGCGCACGGACACGGCTGGCATGCAGGCTGAACTCGCTCTGGTTCCAGTTTCAAGCAGCACGGATGTGACCTCTGGAAGATTGGTCACAGTCGGGTGGCTAGGGTTTGGGGCATCCCTTAGCCCGGCCTTGCCAGGGTCAAACGCTAACGTGGCCATACCCTCTGGACCAGTCTACGCCACACCAGCCACTTGGATTGGAAGTCCCTATGCAGGTACGGACGGACGTAACCAGGGGTATCTATCCGCAATAGTTTGGTCGGTAGGTAACTACATGATCCAGCGCTGGGTAGGCCTTGACCCATCATGGGGTAGCTATGAGCGACATTATGTAAACGGAGTATGGCGGACATGGACCCCTGTCTACAACGCCAACAATTCAAACCTTGATCCAACCAGTTCAACGCCCGGCTTAATGTCGTCCGCCTTGGTTGGTGGCTATTTAGTCAACCGTTACCTTAATGGTGAAGTTGAAATTAGAGGGGTTG